ATAAAGTTTGGCGTTCCCTCAACATGGAGCTCGATTTTTATTAGTTTCTGGCCTTGGAGCTTCAAATCCGTTTGATTGAAATTTCTGGTTTTTTGGAGGATGATAAAAATGATGCTTAACGTTTACGCCATTCGTGACCTGCGTTCCGGTTTCTTCGGTCTCAACACTGAGCAGAACGACTATATCGCCGCTCGCAATTTTGCTAACGCCATTATGGAATCCAAAGGCGTGCTTTTTACCCATGCTTCCGATTTTCAGCTTTTCCGTATCGGCGAGTTCGATTCTGACAAAGGTGTTCTCATTCCGGCCCAGCTCCACGAGCTCATTTCCGCCGGCGCGGAGGTTCTTCGCTCTATGCAGCAGAAGGAGGATGTCTGATGTTCCAGACTTGGCACCGCGATCAGGAGCATTTTTGCTCTGAGCCCGGCTCCGGCGAAAAGATTCTCTATTCCCCCGAGTTCGACCGCTTCGGCGTTATGACCCTCAAGGAGAGCGGCAAAGAAGACCTCTATGCCTTCATCCAGAGCCACAAAGATTCCGTTGACCTCCATAAAATTATGGACAGGTTCAATGCTGGTGATACTGCCGTTCTGCAAAAGGTGCAAGGTATGTTTGGTGATTTCAGCCAGATGCCCCAGACCTATGCCGGGTTGCTCAATCATATGATAGAGGCCGAGCAGACGTTTATGAGCTTACCCCTCGAAACTCGCGAGAAGTTCGGCCAATCTTTCCACGCCTGGCTCGCTCAGGCAGGCTCTGAGAGCTGGTTAGAGGCTATGGGTATGGTTACACCACCCGCCTCTCAAAATCCCGCTGGTGAGCCGCCAGCGGCCCCACAGAGCCCGAAAGGAGGTGATACAGACCCCGCGCCAGCCTCACCCGCTGGTTAAATTTCATATTCCTGACATTGGCTGAATCTGATTAAAGCAGCCTACACGGCCGCCCTGGCCGTGTGAACAACAGAGAGCGAGGGGCCCCATGGGGCCCCTCCTTTTGAACAACCGTTACAGACTGGAGGTATTAACTTGTCTCGCAATGAAAATACAAGATTTGCTCTTAATCCTACTAACCTTGATATTGCTCGTAGCACTTTTCGGCGTGACCATAGTGTTAAACTCAGTTTCAACGTCGGAGACGTTATCCCCTTCTATGTGGATGAGGTTCTTCCCGGCGATACTTTTCAGTTGAAGACCTCTATGGTTGCCCGCCTGCAAACTCTGCTCACTCCCATGATGGACAATCTTTATCTTGACACCTATTTTTACTTCGTGCCTAACCGTATCGTCTGGCAGCATTGGCGTGAGTTGATGGGTGAGAATACACAGTCCGCTTGGATTCCCACGACCGAGTATTCCGTCCCCCAGGTGACTGCGCCCTCTGGTGGCTGGTCCATTGGCTCCATTGCCGATTACATGGGCATCCCTACTGGTGTCGCCAATCTTTCTGTTAACGCGCTGCCCTTTAGGGCGTATGCACTCATTATGAACGAGTGGTTTCGTGATGAAAATCTTTCCGACCCGCTCAATATTCCCGTGGATGACGCTACCCTTGCAGGTTCCAATGGCACCAACTATATCACCGATGTTGTCAAAGGCGGCATGCCCTTCAAGGCCGCCAAGTTCCACGACTACTTCACTTCCGCGCTGCCTGCTCCGCAGAAAGGCCCTGATGTGACCATCCCTGTGTCTGGTGGTTCGAATTATCCTGTTCGAACTCTTGCGGAAAGTGTTTCTGGTCCGTCTAATGTTCCTCTTCAAATTAGGACTTTTGGTCAAATGCCTTATAATGTGGTTGGCGTTAATAAGAGTGATTCTCCTGAACCTGGTGCTGTTTGGGCTTCTGTAAGTTCTGTTTCTGGTAATGCTGAGCCCTTTGTTCCTACTAATCTTTGGGCCATCAATGACGGTTCTGTTTCCGCTGCTACTATCAATCAGCTCCGCATGGCTTTCCAGATTCAGAAGCTTTATGAGAAGGATGCAAGAGGAGGTACGCGTTACATTGAAATTCTTAAGTCTCACTTCGGTGTTACCAGTCCTGACGCTCGTCTTCAGCGCCCTGAGTATCTTGGCGGCAACCGTATACCTGTTAATATCAATCAGGTTGTCCAGAATTCCGCGACCCAGGCTGATGGCACTCCTCTCGGCGATACTGCCGCTTTTTCTGTTACTACTGACGTTCATGGTGATTTTATTAAGTCCTTTGTTGAGCATGGCTTTGTGATCGGCGTTATGGTCGCCCGCTATGACCATACCTATCAGCAGGGCCTCGAACGTTTCTGGTCTCGTCGTGACCGCCTGGACTACTATTTCCCCGTCTTCGCTAATATCGGTGAGCAGCCTATTCTGAACAAGGAAATTTACGCCCAGGGCACCGCCCAGGATGATGAGGTCTTTGGTTATCAGGAAGCTTGGGCTGATTACCGTTACAAGCCGTCCCGCGTTGCCGGTGAAATGCGCTCTAAGGCTCCGGCCTCTTTGGATGTCTGGCATCTTGCCGACGAGTATACCCAGCTCCCTAAGCTCTCTGATGCTTGGATTCGTGAGGATAAGACTAATGTTGACCGCGTACTCGCTGTTACAAGTTCTGTGTCTAACCAAATGTTTGCCGACCTCTACATTCAGTGTAAGGCTACTCGGCCTATGCCTGTGTATTCTATCCCTGGCCTTATTGACCACCACTAAGGAGGTATGATATAATGACGCTCGGCGAATGGGCCTTTGGCTCTAAATATACCCAGGCGAAGCAGCAGCTTTCCGCGAAGCAGCAGTCTACCCCCTCTTCTTCTGCTGCTAATAAGTTCGGCTCTTATGTTGGCGCCCTCCAAGGTATCGCCGGCGAGAATTCCGCAGCCTCCGCCAAACAGGCGGAGGCTTTACGGGCTTGGCAGGAGCAGCAATCCCAGATTGCAAGAAAATACAACTCTGAGGAAGCCCAAAAAAATCGTGATTGGCAAGAGAGGATGTCCTCTACTGCCCATCAGAGAGAGGTTCGTGATTTAATTGCTGCTGGTCTTAATCCCGTTCTTAGTGTCACTGGTGGTAGCGGTGCCGCTGTTACTTCTGGCGCAACTGCTAGTTCCTCTTCCCCGTCGGGTGCTATGGGTAGTGTTGATAATAGTGCCACTAGTGCTATTGCTGGTTTGTTTGGCAGTCTTCTTTCTAGTTTCATGAGTTTGGAAGCTACCCGCGTATCTGCTCAATCTAATCAGGCTATTGCGGATAAGTATACGGCTATGAGTAAATATACTTCCGAGCTTTCCTCTAAGACTTCCAAGGATATTGCTGGTTTGCAAGCTCAGACCCAACTTAATACTGCTAACATCCAGGCTATGGCTCAGAAGTACACCGCGGATGCTCATTTGGCTGGTACAAAGTATGCTTCCGACCAGTCCGCCGCCGCTCAGAAGGTCGTTGCTTCCATCCATGCTGCCGCTCAGAAGTATGGCTATGATGTCCAGTCTATGACGCAGAAGGATATTGCTGCTTTTAACGCTTCTGTGAATAAAGATTTGCAAGAAGCTGGTTTTAAACACGATTTTGATATAAGGGAAAGTTTTCCATCTAATGCTTGGCAGGCTTTTGGTCCTGAACTTGCGTCTGGTCGCGAAGCTCTTGATCAGCTTGGCCTCCCTTGGGGTGATAATATTTTTGATTATGCTAAGATGATTGGCGGTGCTGTTGGTGATACTTGGTCTGGTAAGGCTGCCAGCAAAAAACGTTAACGTCTGAGGCTGAAAATTGGAGGGTCGTGGGAACCAATACTATCTTGATATATTGGTTCCCACTGACACCACCAGACCAACCGAGTACGGAGAGGGTGATTTTATAGCCTGTTTTCACCCCTTGAAGGGATTTAGAATTGGCACCACGAAGAATGGCAAGGCCGAAATGAAGATAGTCCCCTATGGTGTCCACCACCTAGAATTGCGAAAAGGTCGCATTTGTACTTCCGATGTTCCTGAGATTTCCGCTTACGCTGAAAAGACTTGGCTTGACTGGGTTGAGATTCCCTGCGGCAAGTGTGAAGGCTGCCGTATAGCCCGCTCCCGTGATTGGGCTAACCGCTGTATGATGGAACTTGAATATCACGATTCCGCCTACTTCTTGACCTTGACCTATGATGAAGAACATGTACCCCGCCATTGGTATGCTGATCCGGAGACTGGAGAGGCGATGCAGTCACTTTCGCTCTGTAAAAGAGATTTGCAGCTGTTTTGGAAGCGTCTTCGCAAAGCTTTTCCCGATGACCACATTCGCTATTTTGCTTGTGGTGAGTATGGCTCCACGACTTTCCGCCCTCACTACCATGCGATAGTTTTTGGGCTCCACTTGCATGACTTGATTCCCGTGCAGGATATCCGGCGTGGCGATGTCGGATATCAGTATTTTTACTCGGAGTCTTTACAACGGGCTTGGTCTGTGGTAGAACAGAAAGGGGAGTATGACACCCCTTGCATCCGGAAGCCTATCGGCTATGTCTTGGTTGGTCAAGTCAATTGGGAGACATGCGCTTACGTCGCCCGGTACGTCCTCAAGAAAGCCTCTGGCCCCGAGGCCGATGTCTACCAGACGTTTAATATCGACCCGGAGTATGTCGACATGTCCCGCCGCCCTGGTATTGGCCGTCAATGGTATGACGATCATCCCGAGTGCATGGAGTATGATACTATCTCTATCTCCACCCCAGATGGTGGCCGTAAGATTCGTTCCCCTAAGTATTTCGATAAGCTTTTTGATTTGGAACAACCTGAGGTGATGGCTGAGATTAAGGCCAAGCGCAAGCACTTTGCCGAGGAAGGCAAGAAGGCCAAGCTGGCCCAGTCCACCATGACCTACGAAGAAATCCTTGAGACCCAGGAGCGCGTGCTCCATAACCGTATAAAAAATTTGAGAAGGGAGTTGTAATCATGGCTCGAAAAATGAAGCGTTCTCAAGACAGACAGGTATTCCGTCATACTGCTGTCAATTCCAAGCGTATCAACGTGAACCCTAAAATCTTTCGTGGAGGTATCAGGATGTGAATAAAGTTTGGCGTTCCCTCAACATGGAGCTCGATTTTTATTAGTTTCTGGCCTCGATTTTTATTAGTTTCTGGCCTTGATTTTT